GACGCCCAAATCGACCGTACCGAACCAGGTAAGGCATTGTTAGATATTCCTAAACTTCACAGTAAGTATTTGGACATTCTCTCTAGTCACCGACTGTTGGTGAAAGATGCAGAGTTCAAGTATCAACGAATGAAGAAACTGAAATGGGAATACTACACAGGAAAGTTGGATGATGACCAACTAAAGAAATATGGATGGGAACCATTTACATTTGTACTCAAATCCGACATAACTACATACCTTGATAGTGACGAGGACTTAAACAAGTACCTGGCACAGAAGGCAATGCATAGTGAAGTTGTCGAAGTGTGTCAGTCTATTATGAAAGAACTAAGTGCTCGCACGTTTCAGTTACGTGACTTTATAGCATGGGAAAGATTCATTCAAGGTGTCTGATATAATTATTTCAAAGGTCGATGAGGCCTTTGTACACATACAATGTGAACGTAGTCTTGCACAAGAACTAAGCGACTACTTCACCTTCTACGTTCCTGGTTATCAATTCGTGCCTTCTTATAAGAGCAGAATGTGGGACGGGAAGATTCGTATGTTAGACTTGCGTACCAGTCGTATGTACTACGGTCTGGTACCATACATTCAAAAGTTCTGTGAAGAACGTGGGTACTCCATTGAATGTACAAAAGAAGTTGAGTTAACCGAAAACTTCTCTATCAAAGAGGCGAACGAGTTCATTAAGACACTTGGTTTGCCATTTGAACCTAGAGACTATCAGGTTAATTCCTTTGTTCACTCTGTACGCAACAAGCGTATCCTACTCTTATCTCCAACTGCTAGTGGCAAAAGTTTAATCATTTACTTGATTTTGAGGTATATGCAAGAGATAGACATGAAGAAAGGTCTATTGATTGTACCGACTACATCACTGGTTGAACAAATGTATTCTGATTTCAAATCGTATGGTTATGAATCGGATGAATTCTGTCACCGACAGTATGCAGGTAAAGATAAAGTTACCAACAAGTTTTTGACCATCACAACATGGCAGTCAATCTATAATCTACCTAAAGAATACTTTGAACAGTTTGACTTTGTTCTAGGCGATGAAGCACATCAGTTCAAGGCCAAGTCTTTGACTACTATTATGACTGGTCTTAATCGTGCTAAGTATCGCATTGGTTGTACTGGAACACTCGATGGAACGCAGACACATAAACTAGTATTAGAAGGACTATTCGGTCCAGTTTATCGTAGTACCTCAACTGCGGAGTTGATTGAACAAGGTCACCTTGCTGACTTTAAGATTAAGTGCCTGATTCTAAAGTACCCTGACGAGACTTGTAAGATTGCAAAGTCTTTTGACTATCAGGCCGAGATGAACTACATATCTGCAAGCGCACAACGAAATCAGTTTGTCAAAAACTTAACATTGTCGTTGAAAGGTAACACGCTAGTCCTGTTTCAGTATGTAGAGAAACACGGCAGAGAATTGTATCGATTAATTAATGAGGAAAAGAAGAAAAGAAAAGTCTTCTTTGTATTTGGTGGAACAGATGTTGAAGTACGTGAATCAATTCGTGCAATTACTGAGAAAGAATCTGACGCAATTATTGTTGCTTCTTATGGTACTTTCTCAACTGGTATTAACATTCGTAATCTTCATAATGTTATCTTTGCAAGTCCAAGTAAATCTCGCATTAGAAACTTGCAGTCAATCGGCCGAGGTTTACGAAAAGGAGAGAACAAAGAGTCCGCAGTACTATTTGACATTGCTGACGACTTCCGCATCGGCAAATTTACCAACTACACCTTGAAACATTTTGTAGAACGTGTTAAAATATATGACGAAGAAAAATTCGAATATAAGTTTTACAACATAGAATTGAAAAATGGATAATACAGTTAAATTATTGAGACTGCAATCTGGTGAAGATATCATTGCAGACATTATTGAAGATGAACAACACGATGCTGTATTAGTATCTAACCCAATGACCGTTATCTTTAAACGCTTACCGACAGGTAGAGCAGTTATGATGATGGCACCTTGGTTGCCTATTGAATTGATTGAAGTAAATGCGGCAACTCTGTATACTGCCGACATTCTCACCATCATTGAACCTAAGGCATCGTTGATTGAGTATTATCAAAATGCTTGCTCTGAGGCAAAGGCATTGATGGATGATGAGGATGTAGATGAGGCGTTGCAGTCGCACCGTAATGATGTGCGTGACAACCCTACCTTTAGTGAAGTGTTCAACGAAGAAGACGATGAACTAGAAGTGCAAGACGAGGAAGATATAGAACTCGACCGCATGAACGAGATATTAAAAGGTACTAGGAAGCGGTTGTTACATTAATCTTAAACAGCAACACCGAGATAGTATCATGTGTCAAGCATTAAATGAGGCAAAGGTGTAGAAAGACTTGACATTAGTACCAATGTAGTATATAATCACTACAACATATTATGGAGACATTATGACAACAATTGATACCCTTGCCCCTAAGAAGGCACCACGACACTATGTTAACAATGCAGACTTCCTTACCGCATTAGTTGACTACAAAGAAAAATGCAAGAAGGCAGATGCCGAAGGCAAATCACATCCACAGATTCCCAATTATGTGGGTGAATGCTTTCTAAAGATTGCAGAACACTTATCACGCAAACCAAACTTCATCATGTATTCATTCCGTGATGAAATGATATCGGATGGTATTGAAAACTGTATCATGTACTTCCGCAACTTTGATGAAACCAAGTCAAAGAACCCGTTTGCATACTTCACACAGATTATTTACTTTGCCTTTCTCCGTAGGATTATGAAGGAGAAGAAACAGTTGTATGTCAAGTACAAGGCAACACAACAGTTCGGTATCCTAAACGAAGGTGAAATGTACGAAGACGCAGAAGGTAATATGCAACAGTTCCAACTGTATGATAATATTTCTGAGTTCATTGAGACATTCGAAGAAAACAAAAAGAAGAAAAAGAACAAGGCAAAAGGACTAGACAAGTTCGTTGAAGCTGAAGAAGTTACCGAAGAAATGCTTGAAGTGCCGGCAGACATTCTCAACATCGAAGAAATACCCGAGGAAGAAGAATGAAAGTAGGCTTTACCTGTTCATGTTTTGATTTGTTCCATGCCGGGCACGTAATGATGCTCAAAGAGGCAAGAGAACAATGTGATTACCTGATTGTTGGATTACAAACGGACCCAACGATTGATAGACCTGAGAAGAACAAACCTATTCAATCGGTATTCGAAAGATTCGTACAGTTAGATGCCTGCAAATATGTGGATGAAGTAGTTGTTTATGCTACGGAAAAAGAGTTGATTGACCTCTTGCTTTCTTATCCAATTCATGTTAGAATACTTGGAGACGAATATCAAGGCAAACCTTTTACAGGTAATGATATTGATATGGAGTTTTATTTTAATACCCGCCGACATAGTTTCTCAACAACAGAATTGAGGCAACGTGTCGTTGATGCTGAAGCGAAGAAACGCAAATGAAGATTGTTATTTTAGGTGATACACATTTTGGAATGCGTGGTGATTCATTAGAGTTTCACCAACACTATAAGAAGTTCTACGACAATGTGTTCTTCCCATACTTGCTAGAAAATGATATCAAGGTTGTCTATCAACTAGGCGACCTGTTTGACCGCAGAAAGTTTATTAACTTCAACTCTCTGTATCTTGCCCGTCAATACTTCTTCAACAAGTTACACGACTATGATATTCAGTTCCATACCTTGTTAGGTAACCATGATGTTACCTACAAGAATACACTTGAAGTCAATTCTTCCCAATTGGTTTTAAATGAGTATGAGAACATTACCATCTATGATGCGCCAGCGAAGGTAACAATCGATGGTGTAGATATCGATATCATACCTTGGATTTGTGCAGACAACGAAGTGCAGATTGCCGAGTTTATGAAGAACTCTACCTCAGAAATCGTATTCGGGCATTTTGAGATTGCTGGTTTCGAAATGGACCGAGGCAATGTTTGTCACGAAGGTATTGACAAATCGATGTTAAAGAGATATGATGTAGTCCTAAGTGGTCACTTTCATCACAAGTCTACCGATGGGCAGATTACTTACGTTGGCACACCAGGTGAAATGACATGGGCAGATTATAATGACCCTCGTGGTTTCCATACCTTTGATACTGCTACACGTGAGTTATCGTTCATTGAGAACCCATACAAGATGTTCTTCAAGTTGACATATGATGACAGTACACAAGATTTTGAATTTTGGAAAGCGTATGACTTTGAACAATACAAGAGTGCATATGTAAAAGTGGTTGTGTTGAATAAACAGAACCCTTACCTGTTCGACAATGTTATTGACAATCTTTACAAGGCAACACCTGCCGATATCTCAATCGTTGAAGACTTCACAGAAGTTATTACCGAAGAAGATGCAGAGTTGGTTGACCAAGCAGAAGATACAATGACAATTCTGGGTAAGTATATCGATGGTCTACAAGTGAATGTGGAACCTGATAGACTTAAAACTGTAATGCGTGAACTATACGTTGAAGCTTTGAATACTGAGACTGAATGATTATTTTTAGAAAACTGCGATGGAAGAATTTTCTTTCAACGGGTAATTACTTTACAGAGTTACAATTAGACCAAGAATCAAATACACTAGTAGTTGGTACTAACGGGTCTGGTAAGAGCACCATGCTAGATGCATTGTGCTTTTCTTTGTTTGGTAAACCGTTCCGTGATATCAACAAACCACAATTGATTAACTCTATCAATGGCAAAGACTGTGTGGTTGAAGTTGAGTTTGATGTAGGCAACAAGTCATACAAGATTGTTCGTGCAATCAAACCTAACAAGTTTGAAATCTATGTGAATGGTGAATTGCTGAACCAAGATGCAGCAGTAAGAGATTACCAAGAACACCTTGAGAAGTTTATTCTCAAATTAAACTACAAGTCATTTACTCAGATTGTTATCTTGGGTAGTGCTTCGTTCGTGCCGTTCATGCAATTGAAACCGGCAGACCGCAGAGAAATTATTGAAGACTTGCTTGACATTCAAATCTTTAGTGCCATGAATACGGTACTCAAAGACAAGATGACAAACAACAAGGACTTAATGAGTTCTAAGAAGTATGACATTGATTTGAATGAGCAGAAACTTGAATTGCACCAGTTGCACATCAATGAACAGAAACAAAACAATGATGCGAAGGTGAAACAGTATGAAGACGAGATTGAAAGTAATCAGAGTGTGGTACAAACCATACATGATGAAATTGGCAGACTTACACAAGTTGTATCGGACCTCTCCGAACAAGTCGTCAGCAAGAGTGAAATTGAGACTAAGGTCAAAACGTTTAACAAACTTGAATCTCAGATTGAAAGCAACTTATCCAAATTTCGAAAAGATATACGTTTCTTTGACACAAATGATAGTTGTCCAACGTGTCGGCAAGCCATTGCCTTGGAGTTTAAGGAAGCGGAGCTTACCAGTCTCACCAACAAGGTCGAGAAGTGTGAACATGGTCTCGGCGAGCTTGAACAAAAACTGATTGTCGAACAAGACAAACTGAATGCTATTGCAGATATTCAGAAACAGATTCAAGCAAACCAAGTTGAGATTGCGACCAAGAATACTACCATTACTGAAACGAATAAGTATATCACCAAGTTGCAAAAAGAAATCAAGGCATTGAACGAGAAGAAAGAAAGTTCTGTTGCCGAAGAATCTCAGTTGACTATTCTTAATGATACATTGGCAACATTAAGAACTGACTTGAAGGCATTGATTGACGAGAAAACTTATTATGAAGTTGCCTCTAATCTGTTGAAAGATACAGGTATCAAAACCAAAATCATTCGTCAGTACTTGCCAATCATTAACAAGTTGGTCAACAAACACCTTGCAACACTAGACTTCTTTGTTAACTTTAACCTCGATGAAGGTTTCAAAGAAACAATTAAGTCTCGTCACCGTGATGAATTCAGTTATGCATCATTTAGTGAAGGTGAGAAACAACGAATCGACATGGCATTAATGTTAACATGGCGTGCAGTTGCTAAATTGAAGAACTCAGCAAATACAAACTTGTTGATTTTGGATGAAGTGTTCGACAGTAGTTTAGATACAAATGGTACTGAATACTTGATGAACATTCTACAGATGTTAGAGAATGTGAATCTGTTTGTTATCTCCCACAAGGGTGATATTCTACAGGATAAGTTCCGTAGTGTGATTCGTTTTGAGAAGGTGAAGAATTTTTCAAGGATTGTAAAATGAGTGAA